TTAAATCCAAGCATGTCCATCCAATGACCCGATTCAACTTTATATTTATTCCCATCAAACATTTCAACAAAATAAATCATAGCTGTTCTTCGATGATGTCTGCGATTTCTTCAAACGTTTTTCCGTAATCGTTCAGTTCGGCAACTGAACGATTATATTTATTATCAACTTTGATATAAGGATTTCCGTCTTGGATTCCAGCCCACGATACAATCAAATCAGGTGCTACAGCTGATTCGTCATAGAACATTTCAGTCTCACCACTATCAGGATGCGGTCGTCTAACATTTTCCGATTCTTGGTGTTCTTTTGCATAGATATCACAAAGAACACCCAAACAGCAATAAGAATCTTCTGCAATGTTATGCAGAGCTCCCATCCCCTGCTTGTATTCGCCGGAACGGAGAGCAGCGAGCCACTTAGTCTTAATTTCTTTATTCATCATAATCAGCTCCAATTAAAATATAAAATCAACATCTGCTACACGATTCTGATACCAAATCATAATAGAATGCCAGTCATAATCAGGATCAAAGCCTGCCTTATCGTCTATCAGTACAGAAAAGTAAAACTTCTGTGAAAAATCTGCGTAAAAAGTATTTTCTTCGTCTGGATTACAATTGATGTAATCAAAATAAATCCCATGGAATTCCAAGAAAGTCCTGATATCTTCTTTTCCTTCTTCCAATAGAGAAGACCAAAGAATCAGAACAACTTCATCAAATCTGGATAGCATTTGCAAACATCGCTTAACATCATCATTGATGAAATCATAGGTTCCATTTACATAGTTGCCTTTGATGATCGTGTCATGCAAATCAATCGAGAAGTAGATCTTATCATACTTTCGTTCTTTTGCTTTTTGATACGCTTTTTCAATTGCTCTGATGATGCTCATGGTAATCTTTCAATACATACAGTTATCGGTTTCAAAACGAATGAATTTATCTAAAATTTTGAAGTTATATGTCTGCGATCCGTTTCCGATGGTAAGTCTAGCCATGCCAGACTCCATGTCGGAATAAAAATAAGAAATTCCAATGCAGTCGACACGCTGTTTATATCCATCAAGAGTAATTTCCCATTGTTCTGAAATTTTGCAACAGCCAACAGAAATCAGATAGTCTTCCATAGCATATTGTAACTTACATTTGATTTCTTGTGTAAGATTTTCGTATTGTTCAGACAATTTTTTCAGATGCTTGTTTGCTTTTTCTATCCTTGGATTCATCGAACTAAAATATCCGGATTCTTTCATGGAAGAAATTTGTTGGAAGCTAGAGGACATGATCCGTTCTGTTATGACCAATTCATATTGTTTGATGAGTTTTGATAGTTCATTTGCTGTTGTCATGGTATCCTTATTTTACACGTAATAAATCAAAAGTCAAGAACATTCTGATATATTATTGAACGATTTCAAGCGATTCAACGAACCAATCAGGGAAGATATCATGATTGTCTCGAATCAATCGAAGAAAATTTGTATCAATGATGTATGTATTCGCCCAATCATCAACACCCCGAATAGATCGTCCACAACTCTGAACCAATGAAAGAATTGCTTTACGAGCATACCAATCAGGTCTTTCTTTAGCGTTCAGAGCAACTAGAGGATCTCCAAGAAATGCAAACGGAACCTTTGCAATAATCTGAAATCTGGACATGTCTCCTTTAAAGTCATATCCCTTGACGATAGAAGGACTCAGAACGATGTTACCTTTGTTCGATGGATCCAAGAATTCGAGGATATCACTTCGATCACCAGAAACAATCATCTTATGAGCGTACTTCGATCGATCTTTGATTTCGTTTGCTAACTTGAACGAAACAGTGTGAATGATTCCATTCATTCCTTTATTCATCCCAATCAACATGTCAATGTTCTTTGCTAGCTTATCAATGTCATAGTTCCCAGAAACTTTCTGGGTCGGAATAACTTTGACGACTCGATTCTTGACAGGGATTGAATTTTCAACTTCAATAATTTGACATGTTTCTTCTTTGATTCCAAGATTCTTCATGTATTGCTCATATCCACATACAGTAGCAGACATATGCAAGAAGTAAGATGCTTTACGAAACAAAGAATGATTTGAAACTTGCCAAGCAAACACTGGCTTGATTTCCATCTGACCAGGACCATATGAATGGACAATCCATGTTCCCTTATGTCCAGCTGCATCAAATATTTCAGTCTTATCTTGAATCTGCTGCAAAGCTTCTAGAAGATCGCCAATCAATTCTTTATCATTACGATCTTCTTCAAGTAGTTCTTCCATCTGGGCAACTAAAGATGCAACAAGTTCTGTTAATCTTTCCATCCCTTCATACATCGCGGAATTGACTTGAAATGTTGTTCCTACTGCAATGGACTTAAAGATCTCCAGATATCCAGCAAGAGCGGATAGAAATGCAGCACCGCCATACTTTCTTGTCAGGACATAATCTTCGATGTTGAATGAGATCGAAGTATGCTCGATGATCAAGTCATCAATTTCATGACACTCATCAACAACTATCAGATCTGCGACATTTTCTGGTTCCATGCAAATAGCAGGACATGCTTCAATCTGAAATGAAGAATTTGTAATCCGAAGATTTGCTTGATTGCACCAGTATGTTCGTTTCTTGACATATGGACACATGACGTTCTTCTGGCACTTATTCGTTGCAATCTTAGAACGACATCCGCCAGAATTGTATGGACCGACACCGAGAGGACAATTGTAGTTCGTCTTACCTCGTAAATCTACGATAGACCTATCGTCATTTGTGTACTGATCTTGCAAGCCTTTGGTTGACGTGATTAGGGTCGTTCGCCATTTGCCTTTGATTTCTCGTAGAACCTTATGAACCGTTGTTGCAATTACGGATTTGCCAGAGCCTGTTGGTGCAGAGATGATTACATGTTTATACCCACTCAAGAACGCGTCTACGGCCCCTACAATAGCCTCAATCTGTCCTGGATTAGGCGTAGGCTTCCCGAGGTGTTTTTTCGCGAGAGATGTGATTTCATCAATGTTCATTTATCACCAATCAATATCAATGCAATAGTCTCCTTCTTCGATCAGACCTTTCTTGTAAAGATCATCAATCACCGTATCAACAGATGGATAGAAATTACGCTCCCAGAACAGATTAAGACCATGTTCTCTTTCCCATTCATCCGATGAATTCAACTTCTGGTTAGGATCTCTTTCAAGCCATGATTTGAAACTGACACCCATCTCATCGCCATTTACTTCTTCTGGGATCGTATCATTCTCAAAATCATATGGACCAAGAATAGGAACACTAAAGCTATATGTTCCTCTTTCTTTACATCCATCTTGCTGTTGAAAACTATATGTTCTTCCGTAAGTCTTCACTACCAGATCATCAAAATCTGAAACATCAATCATGTTTACTTTTGAACTTTTTATCATATCATCCTCCTAAAGTTTTCATTTGAATCATGTTATCTTGCATCACTGTGTTTGCTCCACACTTTGGACAGATGTGAATGTATCTATATCCAGAAGGAATTGCAATGTGCATTGGTGGATTGTGTTCTGGATGCTTGCACTCGACTCGTTCTGCAACCTTTTCAAAGTATCCATTCATAAAGATTTTTGAAGGATTTAGATCTGTTCTATCATGATTAGGACAATATCCTAATTCTTTGCAAATTCCTGTACAGAAACAACTCATTTTGCTCTTTCGATCAATTTTACGTCACATTCTTCGATCTCACATCCATTTTCCAATTTCAGAATGATATGAGTCTTGCAATCAGCTAATCCACCAGGAGTTGGATCATGGTAATCGCCATTCCAAGGATCGTAAACTCTTCGATTACAAGGAGGAAAATATGTTCCAGTCTTTGCAATTCGTTTCCCTATCACGCGACATTTATAACTATCAAAAAATGGATTTACAAATTTTGATTCTAGATAATGAATCTTTCTTTCATCACCACCGAATCCTCGCTCATCTACTCGATGTTTAGCAATAGCTCTGATAAAATCACGAGGAAAGTGATTAGGTATAGCTTCGAAGAATGTAGGTCCATTCCACATTCTAAGGATTTTCATCGCTTCATGTGTTACTGGATCATTCTCAACTTCTTCAACTAGATCTGTCCAGACAAGATTGTATCCAATTCGATCAATCCAACGATGATTCACGACTTCGACTAGATCACCTACTCGAATCACCTGTTTCTTTGTTTTCATTATAAATTCTTTCTAAGAAGTTTCTGCGTTCTATCTCGAAGAATGCAATCTCATCAGATGTAGCAACGCATTTTGGTTCATCACAAAAAGGACCATTGTCTGGATCATAGTGGCAAGAGTGTCGTCCACATGAACTAAAGTAGCATTCTATTGTCATTACATATCATCCAATAAATCAAGAAGGCGCTTGCACTTCTTTTCATTCAAATACTTCATCATAGTCATCTTGGAATTTTTCTTACGAGTGTTCCATGATTCCAAGATATCTTCACGGACATCCAAAGGAATGCCATCAAAGCAAACCAATTGATAATTTTGTCTAATACGCTTTACAATTTCTGGATCATCATTGTAATCAAAGATGTTCGCATGCTTGATGATAGGAGCAACTCTGCTAGCAATACATGCTTTCTGTCTGACTCCATTTGCATAGCTTCCCAAAGGGGAGAAAACGTTATCTACACCGTCTCCTTTACAGCCACCGATGATCATATCACGAAGATATTCTTTGGGAGGCTTATCTGGCCGAATAAACTTGCGATCAACAGAAGACCATTGCTTGACATTTGAATACTTCTGAAGCTGATACATGTCATGATCTCTGGTATCAAGAAGTACAGGTTCTGGTTCCTCGATAACACCAATTTGAATCATGTTCTTGTTAGCTACTTCTTCAACCAGAACGGCCATCACATCATCTGTTTCTGCTCGATCAGACCATACTACTTTCCATGGAAAGTACATCTTCGCTTCTTCGCGAATGATATCCATACAGTTAAAAATGATATGCCAAGGCATCCCATCATTTTCTCGATTCTTCTTTCGATGAATTTTGTATTCTGGATGGATTTCTTTACGGAAATTCTTCATACCGTCAAGACCAATCACCATACTTCCATAATCTTTACGGAACTTCTTTTGCGTTGTCGTGAAAGAATTTATAATCATGTGACGTAGGATGTTCTCTACTTCTTCGGAAGAAGACACTTTGATATCATCAGCCATTGCATGTACGCACGCGTAAGCTGTCTTTGAAAAATCACTTATGATCATCTAACTTTTCCTGCCTGTAAAGAATCAGATCGAAAATTTCGAGTCTTTTGGTTTTATCCAACACATTAAGAGCTTTGCAAAGTATTGTTGCGCTTCTGAATTTCCTATAGAAATCTGGATCTCTGATCACAACGAGATTGATCTCTTCGTATTGATAACAATCAATAAAAGAATCAATGTCTTCATATCCTTCTTGGTTTGATGTATGCTCAAACCCAATTGTATCAACTAAATCGTTATGAATGTCACGATTGACTAGGCAGATGATATCGTAATCTGTATCGGTCGGAGCCGGATTACAAATTTCTCGACTTCCTGTTGGATCGACTTTCAAAACTCCTGGGATATTTATTACGTCCCATAAGATATGTACATTTTCACTCATCCTCTAACTTTCCTCTCTGATTTTCATACGGAGTATATTCTTCGTTTAATTTTTCTGTTGCTTCGTGACATTCAATGTGCATCTTGTTTGAGAAGAAAGAATCTTCAACTGAAACCCAGCATGCATACGATTCACTAGGAAGAATATTTTCTCCGCACCATGTGCAAAGATGGTTCTTCCTAGCTTTTCTGATCTGTGTATCGAAGATCATTTTCCAGTAGCAAGATACTTCATCCTGCGTCGAATCTTCACGCCTTCTGGTGTAGATTTGAAGCGATACACTCCATTATAACATTCACCATATTCAAATCCATGATCGATGTAATCACAGATCAAAGATGCAAATTCAGCGCGAAGGCTTGTATATCCAAACGAACCAGGAAGATGTTTCAGAACAAAAGATCCAATAAATTGATATGTACTGATATTATCAAATACGGAAGCTCTTTTATCTGTATAGTAACAAAGACCAAAGTCTTCATGATCTTCACCATAGTTCAGAAGAATTTTACGGATGAATGTAACATCCTTGGGATAAATTTTATTCATAGCTGATATCCTTCATTTGTTGCTCGATGTTCGAAGAAAAGATTGCACAAGTCCCAGCACAAAGAAATGCCCATACAACATGGAAAACATGAGCTCCAGTAATAACTTGAGTTACGAACAGAAGAAAACAGATTGATGTAATAAGCAAAGAATGTTGATACCGTGTCATGATAATCTTTCAGTTTGGGTTGATCAATTCAGCAATCCAAGAATAAGACTTGAACTTTGGATCATCAATCTTAGCGTGTTCTTTACGAACCCAATCGCGCAAATCATTCGAAGAATTATTTTCCTTCTGAACTTGGGAATTCACTTTGTTGATGATATCTGCAATGTTCATATTAAACTCCTTGTATCTTCGCTAACCAATAAAGTGATTATACAAGGAGTTCTGCTTCAAGTCAACATCATTTTACTGATTCAGTTGATATGTTAAGACAAGATCAAAGATCAATCGGACCTTCTTTATCAATCATATGAAGATGTAAAACTTTGTTACGCATCTTCGAGATCATATCTTTTGTTCCTGTTGACTCTCCATCCCAAAAAGCAACCAAGAAATCTGCAACTTCTGCCATCTCAGAATTTCTGATTGGACCAGCAGCATTCTTGTACTTCTTCCAATTCGCAGGAAATTCCATAACTTCAATTCCTCTGGAATCTGCCCATTCTTTCCCAATCAAATCTGGGCCTTGTGCCATTCCACATACGATAGCAGTGAAGCCATGTCTGGAATGTAGATGATCCAGAACAGCAAAGATTAGCGATGAATCTTTGAAATCTCTGGATCCTGCAACGATAACCTTCATTTCTTCCTGATAAAGTATTCACGAATGAAAACGATTGCTATGAGAAGCAATGTAAATTCTAAAATGCTCATTTTGAAATCCTTTCTTTGATATCAGCAGCTAATTCCAGAATATCTGATATGATTTTACCGTTTTCTGTTTGGATAACCCATCCAAATGATCGTTTGATCGGATCATCAAGAAGAGATTTCATGATATGCTCATCTTTTCTAATTTCAAACAGCATCCCATACATTCCAATCAATTGCTTAGGTATGAAGCAACACGGTAATTTATACCATTCTGCTGTAGCAACATCACTCAAATAGACATAATACATCAATCATCCTTTAAGAATATCTCGATCAGAGAAATCTTCTGCTAAAGCATGACGAAGATCTTCTGCTCTGAAAGTTTGTCTCTTTAGTTCGTGCTCTCGAGTAGCTTCATTCAATTGAAACCATGCAGTCTCGACAACATCGAGCCAGCCAAGCCGTTCAACTGTCATCTTCTTTCCTGTATGAGGATGATATACAACATCCCCGATTGCAAATTCACTCATCGTCATCGCCTGTCTGGAAATCATCTACAATTGCCTTTGGTTGAAGAGCAAGAGTCAATTCTTCGAATTCTTCATTCGTTCCAACGACTTGCGCAAAATTCGACTTATGATAAGCACGAGCAAATTGATTCAGAAGCTTCTTCGGAATCTGTTGATCCTTAGCAAGTTCTGTCACTGCTTCCTTGATGTAATCTCGTTCTGCTTCGATTCGAGTCATAGACCCAGAAATCTCACGAACGACAGCCATGATCTTGTCCTTCTGAACTGGATCACTTGGAATTGGGAAAGTAGCCATTATTATTCTCCTTGATTATTTTTATTCAAATCTACCGAAATTTGATAGAACTTATTCACTTTTGCTTTCTTAGCATCAATTGCTTCGCGGTCGAAAGCGTAACCGAAATCAAATTCTTCATTCAGCATTTCAATAGCAGCCATCAAATCATCCAACTCTTTATGACAGTGTTCGATATTTGTTGGGCTTCCATTCCATGATGAATCATATCCGAATTGAGCAGTCTTCAGAGAAATCTGAGTTATCTCAGATGATTCTTCTGCTAGCTTCATCAGAAGGTATTGTAGTCTATTCATTTCTAACCTTTTATAAAGTTACATTATACACGAAGAATAAAGAAAAGTCAACCTCCCCAAGGCATATGATTTGCCTTGATATGTACTTTTGTTGGGCTATCTTTATTCATAGTTTTCATACGATCAACATGTTCTTCGATAGAATGATCGTTGCTATCATCTTGATACGGATCTTCAATTGTAACAATGCAACCTAGGTATTCTAGGGCTTGCTTGATAACATGTAGTTCTGCAGAAAATGTTTTGCCTGGACCTGAAATTGTAATTGTAATATCTGTCATTTGAAATTATTCCATTTAGCTGAATGTAGAACAAGAAGATTGATAGGAGGGAAGCAAATGTCTGGCCAATATGTATCTGCTCGTATCCTAGCAAGAACAGAAACTTTCTGGTCATCTGTAAAAGTTTTCCAATTCGAAATTTCTTCGATTGTTCTTCCACATGCTATACATCTGTTGTTACGCAGTTCGCATTTTTTGATACAAGGCGATTCAATCATTCGCTTCCCTATCTTTTTCAGAAAATTATTTCACACGTTCCACCGGCGCATGCTGCTCCAGCTAGGGTATCAACATCAACGAAGGTCTTCTTCTGTAGTTCGGAACTAAAATCAATCTTCTTCAGAGAATTCGAAATAGTGCACCACTTATGAAGATTGAAACAATCCTTCAGGCAATTCGTCATTTCCAGACGATTGCCATTGAAATAATTCACAGAGAATTTATTAGCTCTTCGAATCCAATCCCTCTTCAGAAGATCTTCCTTCTTGGTTTCGTCAAGCTTCTCTCCCCAGCCATTCACGGTATCACATGCAACCCAAAGATTATTATTGAACGCGTGCAGAGCATCAATGATCAGACCAGATGCCATCATACTTGCATTGCCATATTTTTCAAGGATATCTTTTGCTTCAAAAACTTCAGTGAAAGGAGCTTGTGGATACGCCTTATCGCCCATAGCCGATAAAAGAGAAATCCCAGCAAACCAACGTCGATTTTCGTAGATGTATTCTTCTACTTCATCCCAATCATCGACAGTAATCGTGTTGCTGACATTATGACGGAGTCGTTTATCTACACAAAGATCAAGATTTGTTCCATGCTCAATCCATACCTGTTGTGCCTTCTTGACAAACTCTAGTTGCTTTGTTCCTAGAAGATCATTCTTATATATGCTTCCAGGCTTGCTCACAACAGGAAAACTCACAACTTTATCAGTTCCAGTAGAAGACCAAACGCTATTTTCAATCATTTCTGGATTATTCTTCTGAATCAATCCTAGCACATCATCTTGATCATTCATTTGAACATTTCTGAAATACAAAGGAGAATGTTCGCCATGAATTCCAGATGCAGTACCCAGAAGAACGCTAGCATTACCAGAAGGCTTGACAGCAGTACATCTAGCAGCAGGATTAATTCCAATGAGTTCAGCTGTAATCTTGTTCCACTTCTTAACTTCTTCAGCAGCATCCTTCATGTTAGTTTCATCGAACAGAACATCTGGGTTATTCATCCAGCCCGTGATACTAACGCCTAGAAGGGCTTCACGTTCGATAATTTTCTTCGATGCATCGGTTAGATATTTGAAGTTCGTATATCCAGCTTGCAACGTACCAAGAATCGCACTAGCTTTACTCGCTCGCATCAGAGCTGATCTATCAACACATTTTCCGCCATTTGTTTCTGTCAAATTACAGACTTGAAATCCACTCTCATCATCTTCTGATTTTGGGAGCATTCCAATTTCTACACATGGATTATAGCAGAATTCCAGATTATCGGTAAAGATAAATCCAGGTTCTCCAACTTGTCGCACAGACTTCATGATCTCATGCCATTCTTCGCGAGTGACATCATCTCGTTGCAACATGACAGAATTGTTACTTCTACCACGTTGAGGATTCGTAATAAACCAATCGCCTGTCTTGGCATTTAGCATATCGGTGTCATCTTTACTGAACATGCAAATGGTAGCACTACGACGAACTCCACCAGAAAGAACAGCATCGGACATATGCATTACAAAATCATATGCAACAATGCTAGGCATCTTGACATGTGTTTCGTTTCCGACAAAAAGAGAATCAATGAGAGCTTCACATTTCTGAAGAGACTGACGCAAACCATCTGGACCAGGAGCTTTAAATCCACCAGAAATCAAAGCACCCTTCGGACGAATCTTGCTATAGTCAAAGTGAACCTGACATCCCTTATATTCTTTGAAATCTCCTTCGATATCAAAATAACTAGCTAGCAAGACACCAAAAGCATCAGCCCACCCTTCAATCGTATCTGGAATGACAAAAACTTTGGATTTCTTTTCACTTCTCTTCTTCAAACTAGGAAGTTTTTCAATGTGCTGTTTTTGTACGCTAAATCCAACTCCACATCCGCATAGAAGCATATACATCGCTTCAGAGAAGAATCGTGGGCGATCAACATGACTAACTGTGCAATTATACATACGAGCTTCATGCTTGAACAATTGCTCTCCGCCAAATTGTAGAGCTCTTTGGGCACCTAGAATCAATTGTTCTTCATATGCTTTCTGTGCAAAATGAATCAACTCTTCGAGTTCTGGAGTCATCCTGTCTTTATATTTCTCCCGATGCATTTGCATGACACGTTGTACTGATTCTTCCCATGTTTCGTATCGTTCTAGTTCGTCATTCCATCTACTATATCCCATATAAAACTTAGATTGTGACAACATGCCTTTACCAATATCACCAACTTCTTGAATGTCCATTACCTAACCTTTTCTTTTTATTTTAGTTACACAAGCATTAATTCGATCCCTGAATTCCAGGGATGATATTTAAATTCAAATCCCGAGGTCGCTCCAAAGATTTGATTCGATTAATGCTCTGTGCTGGACCCAGCCGTTGAAATTCTTTACATATCCCTTGACAGGAGATGCATATGCTTGATGTTCACATGGCGATGCATGTAATGGACGAGAACCAACAAGACGTTCAAACAAGATTTTATCTGCTTCTGGATCAGGTTCCTTACCTTCGTGAGTCAGATAGCTAACACGAGCACAGCGTGCAGTCGAGCAAGCAAGCAGAGTTTCGATCGGCAAAGTCTTACGTTCTTCATCCGAGATATAAGGAAGATGCCAATCATTCACAGAAACACGTTTTACTGGAATCGAAGCATCTTTTGCTTGTTTCATGCAAGTAGCTAAAGCATTGATATGAGGCTCTGCATCATCATGAATTCGAAGTTCATCGAAATTATCGTAATCTGTTGCTGTTAGAACAGTATTCATGATCTGCCAAGGCTCGAGGATCCGATTAATAGACTGTTTATGAACTCCCATTGCATTCATGACCTTTGCTTGATCTGCCATCATTTGAGCAGATTTACGCCATTCAGTATGAAATGCTTCAAGTTCATCTCCTTCTAGATATTCCTTTGCTTGCATACCAGGAATATTCTTTCCGACCTTCAATTGAATAAAAGGATTCTTCTCTACTTGTTCGATCATCTTAGCAACTGGAATAGCTCTGGAGCTTGAAGCATTCCTGCTAAAAACTCTATGCGTCATCACTTCTCCATGAATTGCTCGCCAGTATTTGAGACTGAATGTTATGATGCGATTGCCGTATTGATTTACAGAATCTGCAATAATCGTCGCACTTGTGTTATCTCCTATTGAATAGGTTTGAT